TTATAAAGACTTTTTAAAAACCTTTTATCTGTCTCAACTACGCCAAGAGCTTGCGGCCCCTTATTGCCTGTTTGAGCGCCTATTCCAAGCATAAAATCGGTGAATGAGTCATAAGACCCATCTAGGTTATCTAGCTTGTCTAAGACCTTTAAAACGCCTCTAAACTTCGGTTCCATTTCAGGCGTTGCGGACATAAGACCCCTTTCTGCGTTTGCCCTTGCTTGAGAGATAAAGCGCCTCATTGACCTGTCGCTAGCCTTTGACATTTGGTGCTGTGGTGAAATCTGATTAAACTTTTTATAGGTAACGTCAAGGTCACCGAAAAACTCATCAACTGAATCATTGAAACCTTTAAATAATCTTTCTCCGGCTTGATATTCGTCAAGCGCTCCGCTTTTTGAAGATTTATTTATTACGTCGTCAATAGAGTCATCTATTTTATTTAAGAATCCGGCAAACTTTCCGGCCGCCTCGTCACCGCCGGGGCTTTGTCTTATAACCTTGGCAAGCCTTCCGATGCTAGTATCTTCTCCAAATTCTAAAGCCTCGGGTATATAGTCGGTGTCTATTTTATGCTTTTTTAAAACGGAAATAGTGTCGTCAAAATCTTCAACCCTTGTGGGTGCGAAAGTGTCCTTAACTGATTTTTTGATATTTTTAGCGACCCTTTTCATTACTTGGGGCGTGGTCACCTCGTCGGTCGCTCTTTTTGCCGCCACGGATTTGCTGGAAAATAAATCTTTTGCCTTTTTACCAGCGAAACCAATACCTTTTTTTACGGCCGGTATTGATTCAACCCCACCCTGTAAAGCGCCACCTGTTAAAGCTCCAATACCAGCGCCCTTAAGTCTTTCCTCTGCTTGAATCGGGCTTATTTCGCCCTCAATATCACCCGGATTTTGAACGGCTCCGTATAAAGCCCCTGCTCCCGTTGCTTGGGCTATCCTTCCTAGTTTTGTTGCGGCCGGTGCTAGTAGTTTTGCTCCCTTGGTTCCGGCCATAGCGCCTTTTGCAAGGCCGCCCGTTGCAAGTGCCCCAACAATACCCCCACCTATTTCACCGCCTAGTGTGGTCAATGGAAATTCTTCTTGTTGTGCTTTTTGTCTTGCAATGTTTATATCACGCGCCTCTGTGTAGGTTTCCTCTGGTAAAATAAAACCTTGCTCCCTTAGCCTTTCGTCCTCGTAAGCTGCGGTGCCGGGAATATATTGAGTCACGGCCTCGACACCTTTTTCTGCAAGTGCTTGAAGCTGTGGCAAATAACCAAAAGTCACGCCCTGACCAAAAGACTCTAGGCCAGCTTGGGCTTGCCTTCCAAGTTCACCCTCTTCTTTAAATTTTTCTTGCTGTCGCCTACGCTTTTCGGCCAAAAGCATTTCGCCCATATTGTCGGGTGCTTGTGGTGTTTGAGCCTTTCTTCTTTCTCTTTCGGCCATTAATTCTTCAATTGTGTAAGCCATTTAATTTCCTGCGTATTGGTTTATCATTGCATCAAGCTCGGCATCACTTAATTTTTGAAGGTCGCCTTGCTCAACCTGTCCCATATCTTTAACGTAGCCCAAAGAACTAGCTTTTGAACTTACCTTGTTATCAACGTAGTCCTTTATCGCCTTAAGTTTTTCAAGTGCTACCTTTTCGTTGCCCGGTTGCCACGTTCCAAAAAGCCCGTCAATTTCCCCAAAAGTTTTGTCAATTAGTTCCATGTCTGGCCCCGCTAAAACCCCTAGCTTGAAAAATTCTTCACCTTTAAGGTCTAGTTTCGCCTTTGTCATCTCTTGTTGCATTCTATTGTATGTATTAGGACTAAATAACTGGCTTGGAACGCCCTCGTTTTCTTTTATGATATTTTCGACGTTCGTAATGTTATTTTTGAATGCCGTTGCATCTGAAATGGCGGCCCTAAATTGTCTTGATTCCATGCTTGTAGGCTTTATCCCTAGTTTCTCATCTATTTTATAGCCGGGTGCCACGCCCTCTTTTTGTTTTTCAGATTCCTTTTTACGCCTATCTATTAAAGATTGTTGCGCAATAGCCTTTCTTCCGGCTTGTCTCATTCCTTCAAGCTCTTTTTGCTCCGCAAATCTTTGTCTTGCTGATTTATCCCTAAGGCCTTGAAGGGTTATTTGCTTTTGATAGTCTCTTGTTTCTTTATAAGGTAAAGATGCTTGCTCTCTCTCGCGTTCCATTTGTTCGAGCTTCAATCTTCGATCTTCAAGCGCCCTTTGCCTGTCGGCTTGCGCTTGATCTGCTTGACCTTGTAAAAACCTTGCGAAACCAGCTTGCTGCGATGCCTCTTGCGTTGGTTGCATAGGCCCTTCGAAACCCTCTGGTTGAGCTTGGGCTTGCTGAAAGGAGCTTGCTTGCTCGGCATCTAACAAGGTTTTTTGCTCGGGTGAAACATAGCCCATTTGAGCTAGTTTTATTTCCCTGTCTTGAGCTTTTATAGCATCTAGGGCGGCTTGCCTTTCCTCTGCTTTCTTTTGACGTTCAATATCGGCAAAGCCCTGAAGCCCTCTAACAAGCTCTTGTTGCAGTGCCATTTTTCTTGCCGCGCCAGCGTCTTGCTCTCTTTGAAGTTGAGAAGTTAAATCAACGTATGCCATAGGTCACCTATATAAATAATTTTCCAAAGCCCATTGTTTTGCCGTAACTCTGGCCTTGCATTTTCTTTTTTCGTTTTTGCTCTGCTAGCTCGTCAGCCTCTTGCTCCCAGCTTTTGCCGTCGTCGCCATGTAATAGCTTTCCAATTTTGCCCGCACCCTCTTTCTTGCCACCTATTGCAGATGCAAGGTTTATAACAGAGCCAAGGTCAAAGCCCTTCTTTTTCTCTTTTTTCTTTTTTTCTGTGGGATCATATAGTTCGTACATTAAAACACCGACTTAAGGCCTTCGCCTATTTGCATTCCGGCCGCAGCACCTTGAGGCCCACCGACCATGCCACCGATTCCAGCGCCTAGTAGGCCTGAAATGCCGCCTTTTTTACCTCGTTTTATAGCTCTCATTTGAACCGGAAAGCGTGTCCCAGATGCTATAGGTTGAATGATTCCCGCCTTGCCCTGAATCGCACCTAGTCGCCTCATTGGAATTTGAGCTTGCGAAGATGCTATTCTCTCTCCAAGCTGCCTGTCGATGTCTGACCCAGCCGTTAAGGCAAGCGAAGATCTCCCCAAGCCTTTTCGTGCAATATTTTCTTGAAGCCTTCGCCTTTGATCTTTTGCGGCACCCCTTAGGAATTTAGCCTCTCTTTCAGTCGCCTTTTTTGCCAAGTCACTTGGGTCGATTCCTTTAATGTCTTTGAGAATGCCCTCTTGAGCCTTTAGGGCTTTTCCGTGAACCCTTCTTATGTCGTGACTCATTGGATCTGGGCCAATGTCGCTTTGTTTTTTACCAAAGAGCAAGCCACCTATTGGCTTTACAACCTTTTTTGCGACTTTTTTTACTACACCGCCCATTAAAACACCTCTTTGTGATAATTGTGGATATTTTTAGGGGTATCTTCCGAGTCATACTCCCTAAATCCATATTTTAATATATTGTTATGCGCTATTGACCACCCGTTCGAGTTTTCGTCGCTCTGGCAAAAGATCTGCTTAACACCTCTGGCTTTTGCTATTTTTTCAACGTGTAGTGCAAGCTTGTGCGATATCTTATCCGCCCTAAACTGAGGGAGCACGTAGGTGGCCGTGATAATACAGGCTAGGCCATTAAATGAATGCTCGCCGTCTTTTATGGTCTCTATTTTATACATCATAAAACCTTTTTTTTCGAAATAGATAGTTTCTTCACCTTCTCTTTCTTTGAAATATCTCTCAATCAAACTCATTAATTCCACCCGTCTATAGGAACGGTAAAGTTTATAAAAATGGTTTCGCCAGCGTTAACGGCCGAACTACCGTTAAAGGTAGCCGAAAAATCACCGACCATGTTTCTTAGCGTTACAATGCTCCCATTGTCGAGGCCGTAAACGCCAATTGCGTTTGCGCCCGCGTTGTCCGTTGAGCCCACCCCGTATATCGCACCCACGCTGCCAGAGTCGGAGTCGTCTATTGTGTAGCCAGAGGGGAGTGTTAGCGTCATGGCCGCAGCCGAGGGGGTGCCAGCGTCCAAGCGGCCCCTTACGATCATGTTTTTACCATCCCTTTGCCAAGAAAACGAAACATTGGCTGCGGTTCCAAGGCCGGTCACGGTTGGCGTGTAGGACACCAAAGCGCTCTTGCTTCTTTTAAACTCATTAATAGCCCACTGATCAATAGAGTAGGAATCTATATTGCTGGACGAGTTGTTGTAAAACCTTGCCAGAACCCTATTGCTTGACCCATCAAAACCGTCAGCATTAGGGGCACTTGTTAGTAGTAAGACATTTATAGTCGACCCGTCGGAATCAGATTTTGCATAAACATAATAAGCGGTTGAAGAGGTTTCTGTCGAACAACCCGAGCAACCAAAACTTTCAGTCGTTGCGCTTGTTGTTGAGACAAAGTTCCCGTTTACTGATAAATGACATCGATCAATTGAAATGGTCGAGTCATTTGATTTTGTAACCTTGCAGCCTTGGTGGATGCCCTTGTTTAAAAACGCGAATTCAGAAGAGTTTAGCGCTGCGGCCTCAAGTGTTCCGTCGGTTATACACCCGCCGTCTAGGTCGTTTGCGTGAGAGTAAACAGTGTTTAAGTCAGCATTGTATTTAGTCGACGTTAAAACTGTGTTCGCCCCAGAGTTTGTTCGTGAAATACTAGTACACGTCCCAGCATAGGCGCTTGTAAACAAGCAAACGAACACTAGGTAAAGTGCTGTAAGTGATAAATAGAAAAAGTTTTTCATGGTTATATCCTTAATTATCTATTCCGTTTTTAGACATATCTAATTGTAAGCTTAATAAGTTGATATTTGAATCAGTTTCATTCTGATAAAAACCAAGTAATAAAACAAGGCCCACTCTGTTTATATCGCCTCTTGCGTGTACTATTGTTCGACCGTCTGAAAATACGCCCTCGTCAAGTTTTGACACGTCAAGCACAAAACCACTTTGTGGGTCTGGGAAAGAGTAAGTATATTCCGTTAGGTCAGATTGATCAAAATCAGTCCAAGCTTTTACGGTCAAGTCATTTCCTGTTATCGCCCTAAGTTTTAACTCTCTAAAATTGTAAGTAGCATCAAAATCGCCCTGCTGTGGGTGCCAGTTAAGCAAGAAAAAAGCATCAATATTTGTGCTAGTGTCATCGGCTGTGGTGTCCGTTCGATCTTCTTGCACCGAGTGAGTGTAAACATAACCGTCAACGTCACCGAATAAAACCGCCTCATTTCCGCTTGCGTCTTCCCCTGAATTCATGGCCGTAAAATTTACAGCAAACTGATAAGGCTTAAAGGCATTTATGCCCATTTCGTAAACATAGGCCTTTGTTAAGGCATTATTTGAGCCTTCCGCTACTAATGTTATGTATTGGTTTAGGGTCGGATAGTAAACACTCTGAAAGTTTGAAGAATAAGAGTTATTTATTTCGTAAACAAAACCCTTACTTGTAAAAATATCGTCAATGTCACCATTTGCCAGCGTTGCCTTTTGTGTTTTTGATTCGGTCACAATGTTACCGTTGACTATCATGCGCCAACCGTTTTCGCTTAGAAAATATAAGTTTCCGTGTACTTCTTTTATCGTGTCATGTGAAACGCAACCAATCTCGTTATTCAAGGTAACAAAACGAGCATTTCCCCCGACTTCACTATATATATGAGTTGATTTTCTTTTGAAAATAATAAGGTAAGGGTCTAGTGCGTTTCCATTGTATAGACCTCGCCCTATTCCTGTTACGTCACCGTTACTCGGCACGTTTATTGTCTTGGCGGTGCTTCCGTCATCCCAAGCGTCGGGCAGTTCAACCTCTGAAAAGAATACGTCATTTTTAAAAGAATTTGAGCCTGAGTAAACTAAGCGCCTGTTAAACTCAGTTAAATATTGACCACCGCCTGACTGTGGTGCTGCGTGAGTTGTGGGGGGTGTTTGTGTGCTAGTGGACTCGTCAGTAATTGTGTATATAGTCGTCCCTAGATTTATTTCAGCTATATAAAGAAAATCACCGTTATTTGTCACATCTTTAAGGTATATCCTTACCTTGTCAATGAAAGCGTTATCCGCTGTCGATGGAATATTTGAAAGATCAATTTGCAAATTAGGTGAGCTAGTTGTTACCGTCGAGCTTGAAAGCGCATTTGATTCAAAACCAATGCCCGAGGCGTAAAAAGTAATAGCAGCTTGATAGCTTGTTGAATTAGGTAAAGAGCCACCACTAGAAACGGCCGCCGTAAGTGTTCCGGGTGCAGCCTGGCCAAGCTGTGTAAAAGTAGTTCCATCATAGGAAAAAAGCCCATCACTTCCAATAGCTATTATATGCCGATCGTTAAAGGTTACGCCCCTGTGTCTAGTGCCGGCCGTAAGTCCTGTTTTTAACTCAGTGCTTGCCCCTGTGGCTTCCAATTTATAAAGAATAGTCCCCGCTTTAACTAAAACGTATTTTGTGTTGTCTGATTTTTCAAAAAAGGAAATTGAGTCAACGCCCGAGGCAAGTGCTGTCGAGTTATATTTTGAGAAACCGTGACGAGTTTCTATTCTTCCTTGATTCGTGAATACATTTGCAGCGTCACGCATTGAAACTTTATTCTCATAGTTTCTATAAGAAACGCCAAAATTAAAATCGCTTAATCTTTTTTGCGCCCGATAAGATAAAGGCATTTAAACCCCTTTAATATATTGCGAAGCCGTCCGAGTCGCCCACAACGTCCGGAACGTGAGCCGTTATACTCTTTGGCGCTCCTTTTTCACTTATAGATCTTTTGAGCATTTCCTCGAAGTTGTTAAACTTAGATTCTTGTCCATTTCTGTCCCTGTATTCGTATCCTTTCCAAGTGACATAGCGATCAAGGTCAGCTTTAAGCCATTCAGGAATTGGAAACAAAGACGTGAGGGAGTAGGTTATTTCATTCGGTATTTTGAAATAATAATATTCAAGCGTTCTGGCACTTGAAGGCTTAGGATACAAGTAAAGCTTTTCCTCTTGCTCCTGTGACCAAGTGTCAGGGTCGCCAGAAGTGTTTGATGCCCACGATTGTTCAATTATTTGCTTTAAAGGAATATAACTTAAAGCTCTAAAATCGGTTATAAATGGATTCCCATCTATCTTCCTGATAGCGTGCTGTAAAGGTGGTTTCAAAACGTCCCTTACTTCCCCAACGGTAACGTCACCTGTAATGCTCGCGGTTGTGGTGGTGTTATCGCTTAAGGTTGAGCTTAAATAATAATCCCCAGAATCTTTGCTTAGGTAAATTCTTCGGCCAGTGACAAGCGGATCGGGGCTAGTAGGTATTGAAGTTAAATCAATAGTTAAATTTGCCCCTGTAGGTGAGGCGTCAGAACTTGCAACCCCAGCAACGCTTTCGATGCCCGAAACACTTTCAATAAACGTTATAAGTACATTATAAGTTGAATCCGCAGTTAACGAACCCCCAGAACTTACCGCAACGCTCGGTGCGCTTGGTTGCCCTAGGGAAATGTCCTGAGTTGCCTGATCCGCAGTTAAAACCTTCTTTCCCAAAACCCTTAAAAAGGACCAATCATGTCTAGCACAAATTTCCTTTATGCCTTCATTTGTCCACTCAAGGGTTTTATTCTTGAAAGAGTTAGACGTGTCTCCAAGTTTAGCTGTTAACTCGTCTATAAAGTCT